ACTGCCTAATGCCTTGGATTATTAGATTAGAACAAGAGATAAGAGCTAAACTTTTGAAGGAGAATGAGAAGTTTTTTTTAGTGCCGAGGTTTGATACTTTTATGCTATTAAAAGGAGATTCTCAAGCTCAGGAACGTAGAGCAAAAACTATGTTTATGGTAGGTGCTTTGAAACCTAACGAAGCTAGGACAATGTTCGGACACAATACAATAGACCAGATTGAATTAGACGTAACTTATTTACCTGCTAATATGCTACCAAGCGACCAAGTAAAGGAGTTTTGGCAAGGTAAGCAAGTTCAACCAGAACAAGTAGATTTGGCAAGCGTTGACGGCTCTGGAAGTGGCAACTCAAATAATAATATTAAGTAATGGAAAAGGAGATAAGAAGCATACAAGGTAACGTAGAGTTACGAGAAGAAATGGAGGGAGAACAAACCTATCCAATGATTGAAGGCTATGCGCTTTTGTTTGACTATGAAACATTCATCGGTGGCCGTGGGTATGGCTGGTATGAAAAGATAGAAAGAAACGCTCTTAACGGATGCGATATGTCAGACGTAGTGGCTAAGTTTAACCATGACCCTAACTATCCATTAGCGCGTACAGGAAGCGTCAATAATCTTATGTTAATGGTAGATGAAAGAGGTCTTAAATACTCATTCAGAGCGATGAATGAAGATGGCGAGAAGTGTGCTGAAAACATAAAGCTAGGAATTGTTAGAGGTTCATCATTCGAGTTTAGCGGTTCAACTTCAACTTGGACTGAAAACTATAAAGAGGAAGATGGCTATCAATATGAATTGAGAGTTATAACTAAGATAAACACTCTTCACGATGTTGCACCTGTCTTGAACCCTGCTTATTCACAGACAACCGTAGAGCTTAAATCACGCCAAGCAAAGCAAACAAATGAGCAACGCGGATTAAGCATTTTAGATATTAAAATTAAATCAATTAAAAAATCATGATAAAATCAAGTAAACACTTAAAAGAAGAGAGGTCAGCAGTTGAAGGAAAGATTGCAGAACTTTCAAAAAAAGAAGCTCGTAACGATGCCGATAACACAGAGTTAATCGGATTATTTGAGCAAAGAGATAACCTTAACAAAGCCATAGAAGCTCAGTTAATGGTTGAGAAAAACGAAGCAGACCAAGCAGCGGCAGAAGCTCGTAAGGCAGGTGCTAATGGTAGCGGATTCGACCCTAAAGCGAACGAAAAAAGAGAAATGGGAAAAGTATCTTTGACTAAGTTAGTTTTAGAAGCTGGCGAAAAGCGTCTATCAGGTTTAGAAAAAGAATTAGTAGAAGAAAGTGCCGCAGAAGCTCGTTCTATTGGTTCAACAGGTGGAGGTGTTTATCTTTCAAACGATGTAATCAACGCTATTTATTCTAAATCAGAAAAGCGTGCAATGGTTACTTCAACCGCAACCGCTGGAGGTAACTTTATCCCGACTGAAAAGGTTGGATTCTTTGAAGCTTTATTTGCTGCAACCGTTTTAAACGAGTTGGGCGTTCAATCTCTAACAGGATTAGCTGCTAATACCGATATGATTGGTTTTACAGGTTCAGTTACTAGCGCTTGGGCTTCATCTGAAATTGGAACTCAAACTCCAACTGATGCAACTACTGCCGCTCGTGAATTAAGACCTAAATTGTTATACGCTGCTTGTGATATTTCACGCAGATTAATGATTCAAACTAACGATTCAATTGATAGATTCATATTAAACAATATGATTCAATCTATGGCGGTAGAATTTGAAAAAGCAGTAATCAATGGCGCAGGTTCAACCGAGCCAACAGGTTTGTTGACTAGCGTAACTCAAACTATTGCTTTAGGTGCTACAGGTGCCGCTCCTACTTATGCTAAGTTACTTGAGTTAATCCAAACTGTATTAAGTTCAGATGGCCGTAACGTAAACCGCAGATTCTTAACTAACCCTAAAGTGGTTGCTAAGTTGAAACAGACTGAATTAGATTCAGGTTCAGGCGCATTCGTTATGGGTTATAACGGATTATTCCAATCACAAATGGGAGTAATTGACGGATACGGAGTAAGCGTTACTGCTAACGTACCAAGCAACCTTGCTAAGTCAACTACTACAGGCGGTTTATCTGCTATCGTGTTTGGAGATTTCAGTCAAGTTGTAACAGGTCAATTCGGTGGCGTTGAGTTAATCGTTGACCCTTACACTAAGGCAAGAACAGGACAGATTTCATTAACTATGAACTCGTTCTTAGATTCAACCGTATTACAACCTAATGCTTTAGGCGATATAGTTGATATGACTACTACTTAAGATAGTTTGTTTCATAAGTTGTTAATTGTTAATCATGGGGAGGGTTTAGGCTCTCCCCTAATTTAAAAAAATATGAAAGTAAAGTTTATTATAAGTCCTATTGGCGCTTTTGGTTTAGCTTATGGCGAAGGTATGGAAGCAGACTTAAACGAAGGTCAAGCCGAGCAATTAATAGAAGCAGGCTACGCTATTTGCATTGATGAAGAAGTTAAGCAAACTGCCGTATCAAAAGAGGTTAAAGAAACTCCAGAAAAACCAAAGAAAGTTAAATGAATTATAGCTTAGTAACAAGTCCAACGTCAGAACCGATTAGCTTAAGCGAAGCTAAAGAGTTTCTTCGCGTAGATTCAAGTGTAGAAGATACTTTAATTACTGCTTTAATCATAGCAGCGAGGCAACAAGTTGAATCTGATACTTGGAGGGGATTAATTACTCAAACTTGGAAGCTAAGCTTAGACAAAGACGAAGTTAAGATATTTATGGGGTTGAGTAAATGTCCTGTACAATCTGTAACTCACATAAAGTACTTTGACCTTAGTGAAATTGAACAAACATTAAGCACAGGTAGCTACCAAGTTGATAGGCTAAATGAACCTGCAAGAATTAAATTAGATTCTTTGCCTACTATGTACGATATGATGAACGCTTTAGAGATTCAGTTCGTATGTGGTTATGGAGTAGCGGCAAGTGTCCCTGAGGCTTTAAAACACGCTATTAAATTACTTGTAGGACATTGGTATGAGCATAGAGAAGCGGTAACTCCTGGAGATATGCGCACAGTTCCAATGGCCTATGAATCTTTGATAGCACCATTTAGGGTATTGTTTTACCCTTACACATAAATTGCGAAATAGAGCAGAGGCAGCTCGTCAGATTCATTATCTGAAGGTCGGGGGTTCGATTCCTTCTTTCGCAACTAATATAAAAAATTATGATAAAGACAATTCCAGACGCGGCAGTTCAAGTAACGCCAAGTAACACTAATTACATAACCGATATAGAAGGCAATAGAACTTTTGGTTCATTGTATATCGGCACGAGTGGCGATTTAGTAGTATTGCCATTTACTCATGATGACACAAATAATGCATCCACAACAGGGGTAGGCGGTGCAATAATCTTTACTAACGTGCCTGTAGGTTTCTTCCCTGTAAAAGTAAAAAAAGTATTTTCAACAGGTACTACTGCAAGTGGTATCATTTGCCAATTTGATAATTAAAAAAATAAATATATGCCACAATTAGGAACAGCAACGGTTATTAAGATTAATACCGTTACAATTGCATTTGGAAAGTCTACAGGCTTCGAATTATCGGCCGATATGATAGACACAACCTCAAAGAATAGCGGCGGAGATAGAGAGTTTCTTCCAGGAAACAGAAGCGCTACATTAAGCTTTGAGGGCTTGTTTGATGAAGCTATTACATCAACTGCGGGTTTTGACTTGTTAAACGATGCCGTTAAAGCAGGTACTAAAGTTACTGCATTATTTGGCGCTGCAAGCGGTAAGACCTATTCTTATCAAGCTTACATTTCAAGTCTTAGCAGAACTGCACCAGAGGGAGATGTAGAAACTTTTTCTTGCACAATTCAATGCACAGGCGCACAAACTGAAGCTTAGTAAATGGGTGTAGCAATAGGTAAGTTAAGAGAGCGCATTGAGATTTATGCTTATTCTGAAACAAAGAATAGTATAGGTGAAGTAGTGCGCTCATTTAGCTTGCTTTATACTCGGTGGGCATCGTACAAGTCGCTTAACGGGTCAGAGGGGTTTGAAACTAAAGAAAAGACTGCGAGAAGATTTGCAGAATTTAAAATTAGACCTCAAGGCACTCCGATAAACGAAACTATGCGCATTAAGTATAAAGATATGTGGTTTAATATCACATCTATTGGAGAGGATGAATATCAAGATTACTTTACTATACAAGCAGTAAGCAAAGACAATGATTAACTATAAATTATCTGGGTTAAGCCAAGTATTAGCTATGTTAGACGCTGAAAAGCTAATGCCTTATTCTGCGATAGATAAAATAGTTCAAAATAATTCTCAACCATTAGTTAATCAAATTAAACAAAACTACATAAGCGCAGGACATAATAAGACAGGAGATTTAGTTAAGTCTATTCTTGCATTTAAAAGAAAGCGCAAAGGTAAGAATGACCCTTACTTTACTTATTATGTAGGGCCAAAATATGGCAAAGGCGGCGGTAATCATGCTCACTTTTTAGAGTATGGAGTCTTATTTTCTGCCTATCCTGTACAAGGCCAAGGTAAAAGTATATCAGGGCGCAAGTATGGCAAATATAGCACAAAACAAGGGTTTAGAATTAAGCCAACAGGAGTGATTAGAAAATCAAAAGACCAGAAAGAGCAAAGTATTATAAGTGGTATGGAAAAGGGCTTAATAGATTTGATTTTGAACGAAGCAAAAAGAAAAGGGTTTAAAATATAATGAGCGCACAAGTAGCAGTCTTTTATTTGCTAAATAATAACGCAGCAACTACGGGCGCAGTAGGTGGGAGGCTATTCTATGACACCGCGCCGCAAAAAAATATCAGACCTTTACTTGTTGTTAGTTTAGTATCTCAAGTACCAAACAATACATTAGGCATTGGTGGGGATAGTAAGTTAGATATTTGCCGCGTTCAAGTAACTATTGCAGCCGCTACTAGATTACAATGCAGCGAAATAGCTACCTTAGTGCGAAATGTACTTAAAGACGTTTACAATCAAACTTTAAACGGAGTGAATGTTAATTGGTGCAGATTTGATAGCTCGGTAGATTACTTTGATGACTTTAGCGGGGAGGATGGTATATTTGTAACGCAACAAGATTATAAATTAAGTATAACAATAGCCAACACCTCACCTACTCCAGAGATAGCTTATTGTGATACTATGGAAGGGTTATGTAATGAGATAGAGTATGAATGTGATGAAGAATGGTTTAATTAATAAAATATATGAATTTAACAGGACAAAAATTTAAAGATGTTTACAAGGCTTTTCTAACCTTATCGGATAATGTAGGATTGACAAATGTACTTAAGCGAGTAAGTGACGGATTTGGGGTTGAAACACCAATTTATGTAAGTGAAGATGAGGTTGCTATTGATAGTCCTTTAGGCGTAGGCACTACATCAATAAACGCAAGTGCAATATTACAAATTGATAGTACAACGAAAGGATTTCTTATGCCAAGGATGAGAGCAAGTGAAGCGGAAGCCATTAGTACACCTGGAGAAGGATTGCTAATTTATGTTAATGATACCTCAGATGTATTTACATCAAAAGGGTGGTATGGATATAATGGTAGCTCTTGGGAAAAATTAAATAATTAACATAAAAATAAAAATATGAACATTGAAATGAAGTTTAGCTTTAAAGCTATCAAAGAATTATTAAACGAAACTAACACAACTTTAGAAACTATTGGAGAGTTATCAAAAGACTTAAACAATATTAGCACTATTGCCTACA